TCCGCAAAACAGCTAATAGAAGATAAAATACAAGCGCTGGGCGTTAGTCACATGTTCGATGTTCAGGCTACCGAAATACACAGGAACGGCGGCAGCGGGTTAATTATCTTTCAAGGTATGCAAGACCACACGGCAGATAGCATTAAATCACTAGAAGGGTTCGACGTAGCATTCTGTGAAGAAGCGCAAAGCCTTTCGGCTAGATCGATTGAATTACTTGATCCAACAATGCGTAAAGATGGCGCAGAACTATGGTTTAGCTGGAACCCACGCAAAGAAGATGACGCGGTAGAAAAGCTATTTCGTGAAAACAGCATGGCGCATCTGGTGCATGTTAACTACACAGATAACCCGTTTGTGCCGAAAGCTATGATCGAACTAGCAGAAGCAGCCCTAGCGCGTGATCCAGACCGATATAATCACGTATGGCTAGGTGATTATGAAAGCGTTAGCGAAAGCCAAGTGTTTTATGGTAAGTGGCGGGTCGATGAATTTGAACCGCATGATGGGTTCGATGGGCCATATTTGGGCGTGGACTTTGGGTTTAGGCCAGACCCGCTAGTAGCGATAAAGTGTTGGGTCTACGATGAAACGCTATTTGTTGAGAAAGAAGCCTATGGCGTAGGTATCGAAATAGACGATACACACACATTTATCACGCAAAGCATACCAGACTTTGACCGCTATACGTGCCGTGCAGATAGCGCAGAACCTAAAACCATATCATACCTTCAGCGGCATGGTTTCCCACGCATGGAAGGGGTCAAAAAGTGGCCCAACAGTGTAAATGAGGGAATACGCTTTATTCGCGGCTTCAAATCTGTCATAATCCACCCAAGTTGCAAAGGTGCTATTGATGACTTCAGAATGTATAGCCACAAGACAGATAAGTTATCTGGTGACATTCTACCTGATGTTATCGATGCTAACAACCATGCCCCTGATGCAATACGTTATGCGATAGCACCCTTAATAAAGGCACAAGCCGCTGGAAAGATGGTGATTAGAATATGAGTAATTCAGTAGCCAAACGGTCAAAAGAAATAGAATACATGTTGCAACTTTCCGCGCCTTGTCGTGACTTAATGGAAGGTGGCGAACATATGCGCGTATTGGGTGAACGCTACTTACCGAAGTTTCCGCAAGAAACAGAAGATGATTACGATGCTAGACGCGCATCAACTTGGCTATTTGATGGCGTAGGCAAGACGATAGAAGATTTATCAGGCAAGGTGTTTGATATTCCTATACGCTTAGATGAAACAAATACTGACCTAGATATTTGGGCGTATAACGTCGATCTGGAAGGTAGAGATATTAACCAGTTTGCCAGATACGTCTTTGACGAAGCGCAAGCCGCTGGCATTTCATATATTATGGTCGATGCACCACCAAGGCCAGAAGGTTTAACGCGGGTACAAGCCGCACAAGGTAATTATCGCCCGTATTTCGTGCATCTGAAGCTAGAAGATGTTTACGGCTATAAGTGGCAAGTCATCGATAATACGCCAATGCTAACGCAAATTCGTATTGGTGAACGTATTTCTGAAGAAACAGGCGATGAATTTGACCCTGAAGAAATGCAGCAAATCCGCGTTTTGACTTTGCCAGTAGAAGATGGGCGCATAGTCGGTACAGTAAATGTGCGTATTTATAGGCAGAATGAAAAAGAAGATTGGGTATTGTTTGACGAATATGGCACAGGCATGACTAAAATTATGGTCGCTGCATGTGATTTAGGGCGTACTGGTTTCTTCATGGCTAAACCGCCACACGCTAGATTAGCAGAAATTAACCTAGCACATTGGCGTTCTCAATCAGATCAGGCAAACATCATGCACCATGCCCGTGCGCCTATGAAGTATTTTCACGGTTACAGCCGAGATGACTTGGAAGGTTTCGCAGAAAGTGCGGGTTATGCGTTCTGGTCTAGCAATGAAAACGCAAAGGTTGGCGTGGTCGAACATTCAGGGGCGGCAATCGATGCTGGGCGTACTGAATTAAAAGACATGGAATTTCAGATGCAAGCGATGGGCCTACAGCTAATCGTATCGCGTTCTGGTGGGTCTACAGCGACAGGCGACATGATCGACGAAAACAAGATTAACAGCCGTTTGGGAATGTGGGCAGACAATCTAAAAGATACACTAGAACTATGCTTTATGTGGATGGCAGAACTAGGCAACATTGTAGCAGCGCCAGAAATAGTAATTAACAAAGACTATGCAGCTAACGCACTATCGCACCTAGACATGGACGCACTAAGCAAAATGTACTTGGCAGAAGTCATATCTAAACAGACTTACATCAACGAAGCGAAGCGCAGAAACCTATTGTCTGAGGAAGTAAACGCAGAAGATGAACAGGAAATGTTAGGTTCTGAACCGTTAGATCAACCAGACGAAGCGGTAAACAATGGCCCTATCGGATGATATCCTAGATGAAACGGTGCGCCATGCGCATTATCTGGAACGGCACAAAGCATCTGTGATAAAAAAGATCGTTGCTATGATGAACAATAGCAATGATGAAATGTATTCAATGATGTATAAGGCGCGGGTCGAAAAGCTAAAGCGTCGAGAACTAGACAAGCTACTATTTAGACTTCGCAAGCATATTAAAGCTGGATATGAACCAGTTATAGAAACCCTTGATAGTGAAATACGCGATCTAGCTGGACACGAAACCAGATGGCAGAAAAAAATCATTGATGGTATTACGCCAGTAGAATTAGATTGGGAAGCACCATCAGAGGAACAGATTTACGCAGCCGCTAAAGCTAGACCCTTTGAAGGTTTGTTACTTCAGGATTGGTACAACGGTTTGCCAGATGGTCACTTTCGGCGTGTCAAATCTACGATCATGCAAGGCTATGTAGAGGGCCAGACCACAGACGAAATTGTGCAGCAAATGCAGCAATTCACGCAGGGTAGAAGCAGACGCGCAGCCGAAACAGCCGCCAGAACAGCGCTTACACATACAAGCAATGTCGCTAGAAACGAAAGCTATAGGCGAAATCGTCGTGTCATTAGGGCAGTCGAATGGGTTTCTACGCTAGATGGTCGGACTACAGCGGTTTGTCGTGCAAGGGATGGCAAAACATGGCCTGTAGATGAAGGGCCAAGACCGCCAGCGCATCCAGCTTGTCGATCTACGACTATTCCCGTGGTCAAATCTTTGCGGGAACTAGGCATAAAGGCCGACACGAAAGACGTTAAAACAACCCGCGCATCTATGAATGGGCAAGTTTCATCAGAATTAAATTATGATCGATGGCTAAGAAAGCAGCCTAAACAGTTCCAAGAAGATGTACTTGGGCGCGAAAAGGCTAAGTTATTCCGCGCTGGGCTAAAGATGGATCGGTTTGTTGATGATGGTGGGCGTGAGTTTACCCTTAAAGAGATCGAACAACGCGAAAAAGATATATGGCAACAGGTTTACGGCAAGCCACAGCCGACACCAGAACCAGAAGCGCAACCGCAACCAGCGGCAGATATTCGGGATAACATCGATCTAGGTACGATGGGTGTAGTGATTAAGAAGCGCGGTACATCAGCGCCAGACTTTACTATAGATGAAATAAACGCCAAGTTTCGTGCGCAACTATCAGATCAAGGCGCAAACATTGTTAATAAGTTGCCGAAACCGCGTGAAGTTGTGTTGGGCAAACGCGCTGGCGTTTACTTTGCTGGTGCGCAGCGCTTAGAAAGTGGCATAGAGCGCGAAATAATTACGCATGAATACGGTCATCACGTAGATCATATCATTAGAAAAACAGATGGCGGTGGTAAGGGCTTCTTTTGGTCGGTTAGTGGACTAAAAGACGAATGGGCTAAAGATCGTGCAGCGCTTGGTGTTTATCGAAAATCGGCGGCAGAAAAGCGCAGAAGGTTACGCGAATTGCGTGACGAATTATGCGAAACCCGACAAGTCACAAAGACATTAAGCACGGGTAGAGAATACACGGTGACGCAGAAAACATTCAAATTCGATGGCGCAACGATGCTATCAGACATTATTGATAGCTTTGTAGGGGGCAGCTTCAGAACAGATTATGAAATGTATGGCCACAGTAAATCGTACTGGAAAGATAAAAATAACGGGCCTATCGAAAGTTTCGCTAATATGTTCGCTATTCAAAACCAACCAGAAGCAAGAGCATGGGCGCAGAAGAATATACCCAATATGTGGGCTAAATTTACAGCTAAGATGAATGAGTTAGAAAATGACTGAAGCAGAAGCATTCGCAGAATATAAAGCCAAATTCGGCAGCATACCCAAAGTGATGCAGCTAAAACGTGGCTTGCCAGAAGATATAATAGAAGAATTACTTGAAGCGGTCGATACAAACACGCCAATTCAAGACCTAGAAAACATCGATCAAGCAAAGCTGTAGTCGATGTTGGGTTACGTGCCTACCCATTTAACAGGCGCAGCGAAAGGAACCGACAATGAGTGAAGAAACAAAAGAAGCAGTAGAAGCAGAAGCGGAAGTAGTGGAAAACGCTAATGATGACATGATTGCTAATCTGCAAAAAGAACTAAACCAAGTAAAAGAAAAGCTAGTAGAAACCACAGAAGAAGCGGTACGCAGACGAAAAACTGTAGAGAAACTACGGCAAGACTTGGAAAAGGCTACGTCGAAAGTTGAGGTAGAACCCAACAACAACGAAGAAATCGTAGCGCAAATCAGGGCAGAATACGAAGAAAAGCTAAATGGTGAACGTCAACAGCGTATGAATTTGCTGGAACGTAACGCATTAGCAGAACTGAAATCATCACTAGCAGCCGAAAACATTGTGTCGCAGGGGCTACAGCCTTTAACGCTAATGGCGCAAAACCGTATCGGGTTTGACGAAAACGGAAATATTCGTATAATGTCTGTGGATGGTTCCAAACCCCTAGCTGGTTCGGGGAACGATGGTTACGCTACTTTGAGTGACCTAGCTAAAGAACTGGCAGCGTCGGAAACGGGACAAATGTTCGTGAAGGATATTGGCGTTTCAGGTGGAGGCAAACCACCAGCGAGTTCAGGCGGAAAGTCTGGAAATTCACAGGTGACGCGAACACAATTTAACCAAATGGGTCAACGTGAACGGTCACTATTTTTTAAGAATGGCGGCAAGGTCGTTAATGGCTAACCGCGCATGAAAGGAAAAATGTTATGGCTAACACCTTAACTGATCTAGCGGCAGACATTTACAAGGCCGCTGATATCGTAGGCCGCGAATTGGTCGGTTTTATTCCAGCATCTACAGTTAACGCTGGTTCAGAACAGGCGGCAGTCGGTCAAACAGTGCGTTCATTCGCAACACCAGCCGCAACAGCGGTGGATATTTCGCCAAGTATGACTATTCCTGAAGGAACAGATCAGACTTTGACAAATAAAACGCTGACAATCACAGAACAGCGTGGCGTTCAAATTCCATACACTGGTGAAGATGTTCGCTTTTTGGATGGCGGCGCGGGATATGAAACCGTAT